GACCAAAACCATAAAACCCTGTGCCAGGTAAAAATTTAAACTGCACAAAATAATTTATTTTTTTCTTTAACGGATCATCAGCATTAAAATTTCTTCTAATAGATAAAACTTTATTTCCTGCTTGAGATACAGTTACAACATAAGGTAATTTAATTCCTGTGGGTTCACCATTTTCACCCATATCTTCATAACCTTCTAAATCTAAATTTGTGTGTACTTCATAAAGTATGTATTGATCTTCTTGACCGTCTTTAGAAATTCCTTCTAATTCTAATTTTTTATCTTGTAATTGGTTTTCAGTTACAGGAGGCGAACCTAATTCTACATCTCTGTAGAATCCTGCAACCTGTTGTTTTCTTAATTCGTTTTCTGAAATTTTAATTGTGTGTATTATAGCCTCTGCATCTTCTAAACTGTTTGCAGAATATGGTACAATCAAATCATCTGCAGGCACAAATTTAGAAACCGCTCTACCTAAAAGAGCATCATAGTAGACTTTCTTAAAGGTAGATCCGGATAGAGGGAGGTAAAAAAGCATTTGATCAAACTCTGGCTCATACTCTTTCATCTGATCCATAATTTGATAATTCATAAAATCTTTTACACGTTTAGATTGTTCTTCTTTAGCAACATCAAGTGCTCCCATAACTTGAGTTCTTACGGGTCCATCTGCTGGTAATAATTCTTTGTAAGCTTGCGCTTGAAATTGTGTAACCGCTTCAGCAAGTACAGGATGGTTGACACCACTTGCACCTCTAAAAG